TTAACGCCGCTCGCACTTGCTTCGCAAGGGCGGTAATCGNGCNNCCGCGCCCCGAACCGTTGAATGAAAGAAGCCTGAACAGGACGACAGGCGAAGCAGATTTTTAAACCGAAGTGAAAGGAAAAACATCATGTCTCAAGAAAACGAACGTAAACAAGGCTTTTTTTGTAACCGCGTCATTTGACCGCGCCTTTGTCAAAGAGCGCAAAAACGCGGACGGCACATACGTCAAAGTCCACTATCTCGGTCTGCTCGTCCGTAGCGACGACGGCACGCAGCTTTGCGAAGTGCGTACAAAGCATCCCGAAAAATATCAGCATTTGAAGCGCGACCAAGTCGTAACGATGGAAATCCACCCGCGCGCTTTTAAAGACAACGTTTATTACTCGGACGAACGTTAACGCACAAGCAAAATTCAGGGTTTGGCCGTTTCCCCTGAATCAGACCCCTAAAAACGGCCACAACATTTTTTTTAACTCACTTAAAGGAAAAAAATCATGAACATGATGACTTTAAAAAACGCAGCGCGTAAAGCGGCTGCAACCGTAGCAGTAGCCGCAATGTCTGCTCCCGCTTGGGCTGATGGCACACCGTTGGAAGCCGCACAAACAGAAATCGGCAGCCTCAAAACAGGCATTGTAGCCCTTGGCGGCGTGATTTTAGGCATCGCCGTGGCAATCGTAACCATCGGCGTAATTAAACGCGCCGTGTCCAAAGCATAAGGTAACGACATGGGTTATCAAGTCGGAAGAATCTGCTACGGCACAGAAGCCGAAGCAGTGAACAGCGTGATGACCCAAGTCGTACCGACGATAGATAAAGACGGGGTGTTGCATTACCCCGTTTTTAACGGCAGGACTTGGACATATAAGCAGCAGGGGCAGGAATATCCCGTAAACCCCAAATTCCCCCAATGCGACCAAAACGAATACACAAACGCAGGCAGGGAAGTAGGAATATCCCTGTTAGGCGCGTTTGTAGTCGTTTGGATTATCCGCGCAGTGCTTTCAACCTTGAACATACTGAAAGAAAGAGATGAAGAATAATGCTCCCCGAAATTCTATTTTTAATCGCCGCCGCCCCCTATCTGTTCTGCTGCTGGGCGTTGTCGTTCCTTATGCTCAAGTAAGGGCAGATGTACCGCCTCCCCCGCCGCCACCCGTAAACCACCAAAACGCAGGCTTTCCGTCTGCACAAAAACTTGAGCAGATGGGATACAACAGAGAGACAGGCGTTTGGAAAGTACAAACAAACCCAACAGGCAAACCGACAGTAAGCAGCGGAGGCGGCCAAATCACGGGAACGCAGGGGCAGCGTGTAACCGTAACGGACGCGTACGGCAATAAAGCGACCGTGAACACCCAAGTAACGCAGCGCGTTAATACCGGACGTATTGAAGCTGCTATCGGTGGCACGTTAGCGGGTTTGTCAGCGTCAGGCCGTGCTATTGGTTCTGATTATGCCGCTTGGGCATATAGGGATATTAAAGCAGGAGACTGGGGGGATGCGGCTAGAAATAGCGTTGGAGCGATTTTATCAGGTTTAGAAGCGTTAGATATAACCGGATTTGGTTACGGGATTAATAATTTTTTAGATAAAACAGGCATTAGAAGCAGTTCTAGCGGTCAACAATTAGGACAAATAGCCGCCCAACAGCAACAAGCCCAAGCCCAAGCCGAACGCGCAGGCGATTTCAGCGCAGCCGTAGTCAACGCAGCGGCAGCCAAGGCAGCAACAGCAGCCGCAGAAGCAGAGAGAGCCGAAGAACTCGCAAAAGAGCAACTCAAGCCCAAAATTGAAAACGGCAAAGTCTTAAAACCCTTTCTAATTCGTATTGAAGAAACCGGTTACAGATACGCAGCAAACGGAAACGGCGGTGAGAAACTTGAATCAGAGCCTAAATGGACAAGTGCGTATTTAGAAAATGACGGGGGTCGTCTTGTTTATGGATATTCGTATTTTCAAAAAGAATGGGGCGAAACCGTAAATATTAATGCTGATGGTTTTAAAACAACTTACAAATTTAAGCACAAAGACACTCCAAGATATATATCGAACGGTGTTTACAAAGGTTATTATGATATTGGCTTAAGTGTAAAAGCTTACCCGGTAAATTCCAGCAATATAAGAATATTAACTGACCCGAATCCCAAAGACTTCATGCTGAATCAGCAGGAAGTAGCGGGCATTCTGAACAGAATGCTTGAAGACCAAAACACCAACCATGCAGAGCTTATGAACCAGCTCGCCAAAATGGGAAACGTCGTACCCGATTCGACAACATCGACCGAGTTCAAACCGGCAACGGCTACTACCGCCCCTTATACTCCGGCAGGCTCGAACACACCGCAGCAGACCCAAATCACGATAAATCAAGACGGCAGCGTAAAAACAAGCGTTATTCCCCGTCCCGACCTCGTACCGAACAGTCCGCAAGCTCCGACACGCTCCGCCTTGATACCAAACAACCCAAGTACACCCGATAATCAGACCGCACCTAATATGCCTAAAGAAGACCAATTGCCGCAGGAAAATACAGCCTATGAAGAACCCGACATACCCACACAAACCGTAGATTTAGACTTTAAACCAGCAGATATATTTTCAGTTGACGGCGTATGCCCCGAACCTAAAAGCGTAGATTTCGGCATGTTCGGAAAACATGAATTTTCATATGACCCCCTATGCGATTTTTCCCGAAAACTAAGGCCGGTTTTGATACTTATCACAATCGTATCCTGCTCCTTTTTCGTTTACTCATCACTGAAAGACTAAAATGAATATCGGGAACATCATAACCGCCGTACTGATGACCGTAGCAGGCAGACTAATCGCCGCGTTCGGCCTGTCATTTGTAACCTATATAGGCTTAAACGAAGTGCAGAGCCGTATAGTTGCGGCCATTGCCGAAAACTTGAACACAATCCCAAAAGAAGCCTTACAAATTGCCTATATCGCAGGTTTGGGCGTAGTGCTTAACTGGATAATCGGCGCATTTGCCTTTGTCATTTCAACAAAAAGCCTGACGAAGCTTGCCGCAGGCATATCAAAAAAATAGAGAGAATAAGCCATGTTATATCTGTTCACAGGCGTACCGGGTTCGGGCAAAACCCTGAACGTAGTTTCGATGCTCGCAAAACGTTCTGACCTGAAAAACCGCCCGTTGTTTATAGACGGGATTCCAGATTTACAAATCCCACATGAACAAATCCCCGAGGGCGAAAGCATACAGACTTGGCCGAAGTGGGCACCGACAGGCGCAATCATAGTGGTTGACGAATGCCAGCGCATATTTAGGCCGCGCCCCAGCGGCTCAAAAGTACCTGATTATGTTTCAGAGCTTGAAACCCACCGCCATCGCGGATTAGACTTCTTTTTTATTACCCAGCACCCAAGATTGATTGATGCGAATTTAAGAAGCCTGATAGAGCATCATACCCATGTAAGCAAGACCGAACTAGGCGTAAGGCGCAAACTGGAATGGAGTACGGGCGGCGCGAAAAATCCCGAAAGCAGAGCAGACGTAAGAGACGCACTCAAAAGCGTCTACAAGCTGGATAAAAGCGTGTACGGCCTATACAAATCAGCCGAAGAACACACCAAAATCAAAACAGGCCGCAGCAAAGTTTTTTACCTGATTCCTGTCATACTTTTGATGATAATCGGCGGCCTTTGGGGCTTTTATGAATTTTGGGGAGACTTCAAAAAAAACCATACCGACCCCCACGGCGCGGCAGGAAGTTGCCGCGCCAGCGGCAGGCCCCGGAACGGGCGGCACGGTGGGGGCGCAAGCCCAAAACGGGACGCACGGGACGGGGCAATACCCCGAAGCGCAGCCAACGCCCGAGCCGCAGCAGCAGCGGCCACACCTGACCGAAGACGATTACAAGCCCGCCATAGACGGGCAACCACACACCGCGCCGATATACGACGAATTCAACAAAGCCGTAAAGACCATGCCCTATCCGGTTGCTTGCGTCAAAAATGCAAACCGCTGTACCTGCTACACAGACCAAGGCACGCCGATTAAAGGCTTCAGCAAAACCCAATGTCTTGAGTTCGTAGAGAACGGCATATATAATCCGTACAAGGATAGTAACCGATTAACGACAGAAACCACGACACCTAAAGCAGAAGCACCGCAGGGCGGCAAAGTTGCTGTTATGGGCGGCAAGCCGCAGCAAAATCTCATGTATGACAACTGGGAAGAGCGCGGCAGGGATTTTGAAGGAATCGGCGGCGGCGTGGTAGGAGGTGGGACATGAGTCCAGGCATTGCCTTTATATTAGGTATTTGGGCGGCAACTACATATGAAAGAAAAGGATGGAGCGGGTTTTTAAAGTTATTTGTTTTACCTATGCTTGCTTTATCACTTATAGGCGCATTGGTTGTTGTTCTAACCGCCCCGCCACAGTAACCTTTACCAAGCAGGGGGAGGACGTCCAGAAAGATTTGTAAAGACGGATTCATCGTCTTTATAAATCTTTTTGGATACCCCTTGCCGCACCGCCAAAAGAACACACTCTGCCCGTGGGCAGGTGGTAAGGCGCGCGTCTTTTGCGCCGTCCCCCTGCCCGCGCGGCGTCGCAAGTGAGACTGGGGGTGTGGGGGCTAGCCCCGCAAAGCCTTTCCGATTAAACAACTTTAGCCACAGGCAGGCGAAGCAGCGCACTTTGCGAGCGAAGCCGCAAACAGCCGGGAAGCGCGGGGGGGGGGAATTGGCGATAAGCGCGAGGGGGGTGTCCCCACAGCGCCGCCGCGCCGCGAATGCGGCGCAACTCTACGAGCTTCAAGCAGCCAGTGTTCAAAACAGCAACCGTTCACTGACTGCTTGGCGTTTGACGAAACCCCAAGCAAAACCCCCGAACCCGATTAACCCTTATGCCATGAGTATGAGAAATAGAAAGGGACGGGGGTTTTACCGCATTAGAAGTTTGAACACTATTAAGGGACAAAGAACCCGCATTCATAAGGCAAAACGCAATGCACCTAGGCATAGACGTATCAAAGCAAACATTAGATTGCTGTCTGATTTCAGACGGCATTTTTTATGAACGCAAGTTTACGAACGACAGCGGAGGCATAGCCAAGCTGCAAACATGGCTGCAAGAACATGGAGCAGACAGTAATCTGCACTGCTGTTGCGAAGCAACCGGAACATATTACGAAGAATCGGCAATAGCCCTTGCCCGTCTTTATAAAATGAGCGTAGTAAACCCGCGAACCATTAAAGGATTTGGCACGGCGGTAATGAACCGCAGTAAGACCGACAGGCAGGACGCAAAGCTGATAGCCCGATACTGTCAAGCCATGAAGCCCGAACAATGGCAGCCGTTCACACCGGAACACAGACAACTTCAGGAGCTTGTCCGATACATTGCCCGAACCAAACAGCAAAGGGCTTCCGAACAGACCAAATACAAAACAGCACCCGACTTCATCAAGCCCCATATCCAAGAAACAATAAACCACTTCACACAACTGATAGACAGCCTTGAACAGGAATTGCAAGCCTATTACCGAAACAATCCCGAACAGGACAAACGCATAAAGACATTGAAAAGCATAGACGGAATAGGCGAAAATTCCGCCGCCGTCCTCTGTTCTATAATCACAGAACGATTCACCCATGCAAAGCAGCTTGTAGCCTATCTAGGACTTGACCCCAAAGAACATCAATCAGGGACGAGCGTCAAAGGCAGGACGCGCATCTCAAAGATTGGCAAATCAGAAACAAGGGCGGCATTGTATATGCCTGCACTTGTCGCTTACAGGATGGGCGCATTTCCCGACTTTACCGCAAGGCTTAAAGCAAAAGGCAAGCCGCCCAAAGTAATCATCGTAGCCATCATGCGTAAACTTGCCGTCATTGCGTTTAATCTGCTGAAAAACGGCGAAGAATTCGATAGAAGCCGATACAGGAAGATATAGGGAAACAAGAAACCGTTGATTGTGGTTCGGGGGCGCGGATGCCCGATTACCGCCCTTGCGAAGCAAGGTGCGAGCGGCGTTAAGCCGCGTGTGAGGCACCGCCCCCGCGCGCCCCCGAACCGTTGAATGAAAGAAGCCTTGACGGAAAAAAGAGTAAAGCACTGCACCGCAGGGCGGGACTTCTTGCACCTTTAAAAAAATGTAAAGTTTATTGACGAAGCAATACACTATCTATTTCGTCCCCACAAAATCCGGCACAGACGCACTGGC